CACGACCCTCGTCGAGACCGCCTACACGATCATGCGACCCGGCGCGCCGGACGTCGACGCGTCGCAGTCCCTGCCGCTCGAACCCGGCTGGCGCGACCTCAAGCCGGTCATTTCCCGCCTGCTGCACGGCGCCAGTCCGGAGCACGTCTCGGTGCTCCACCGCGGCGACAAGCGCGACATGTTCGTCGACTGTAGCGGGAAGCTGAAAGGCCTTCCGCGGAACGACGCCGCAACGGCCATCTATCGGGCCGCCACGATGGCGCGCGAGCCGCTCCGCGATCCCGAGACGCTTCCGGCGATCTACGGCACCGCCGTCCTTTTCCACCGCCCCGTGTGGTTCTAATGCGCCCGATCGAGGTTTTCGCCGCCGGCGACCCCGCGACGTGGCACGCCTACCGTCGCCGCGACGTCACGGCCAGCGTCGCGGCCGCGTTGTTCGGCGTGCATCCGTTCGTGACGCCGTTCGAGTTGTATGCCCTCAAGTCGGGCGCGCTCGCGGCTGATCCGGAGGTCACGGGACCGATGCGGCGCGGTACCTTGCTTGAGCCGGTCGCGGTTCAGTTGCTCGCCGAGAAGCGCCCGCGCTGGCGCCTGTGGCACAATACCGGCGCGGCGCAGCGATACTACCGCGACGGACCGTCCCGCATCGGCGCAACCCCGGACGTCATCGCCCGGCGCGACGGCGGGAAGATCGGCGCCGTTCAGTTGAAGTCCGTCGAGCCGTCCGTCTTCCGCCGTCGGTGGTTCAACGACGATGGGGAACTTGAGGCGCCGCTGTATGTCGCCATTCAGGCGATCGTCGAGGCGACGATGCTCGGCGGCGAGTGGGCGGCGTGCGGCGCGCTCGTGATCGGGCACGACGTCGACATGCACATCGCCGAGGTCCCGCTGCACGGCGGCGTCTATGACCGGCTCGTCGAGTTGTCGGCGGATTTCTGGCGCCGTATCGCCGAGCGCGACCCGCCGCCGGCCGACTATGGGCGCGACGGGGAGACGATCGCGAACCTCTATGCGAGCGACAACGGCACCGAGATCGACCTGTCTCGCGACAACCGGATCGGCGAGTTGCTCGATGAGCGCGAGCGGCTCAAGGGGCAGATCGCCGAGTGCGAGCGCGCCGTCGCGGCCGTCGATGCAGAGATCACCGACAAGCTTGGCGCGCACGAGCGCGCCTACGTCCCGGGATGGTCGCTTGCGCGACCTCTCGTCGAGCGTCGCGGTCACTACGTTGACGCGACGTCCTACCGTGCCCTGCGCATCCGCAGGCTGAAAGGAAGCCACCGATGACGACAACCGACGACCCGCCGGCGATCGGGCACAACTCGCCGCCGACCGATGCGGAAATTCTCGCCGAGAAGCTCGCCACCAAGCACAAGCCGGTCGTCGCCGAAGTCGACGCGCTGGCGGCCCGGGCGAACCTGCTGCCGAAGACGCTTCGCACCGAGGCCGACATGGAGGCGGCGTCACAGATCGTCCGCGACGCTCGCGCGATGGAGAAGCGGGTCGAGACGATCCGGAAGGACGATCAGCAGCCGTTCACGGACGCGCTTGAGGTCGTCCGTTCGTTCTTCCGCCCGCACGCCGATCGGGTCGACCGGATCAAGTCGGGCGTGCAGTTGCGGGCGGACGAATACACCGCCGAGAAGGCCGCGGCCGCGAAGCGCGCCGCCGCTGAGGAAGCCCGCAAGGCCGAGGAAGCGGCGGCCGAGCATCGCCGCAAGGCCGAGGAACTCGCCGCGGCCGGGAAGACGGCGGCTGCCGAGAAGGCGCTCGATCGCGCCGAGACGTTCGAGGACCGGGCGGCGCGCGCCACCGAGACCGTGTCGGCATCCGCGGCGGACCTCACGCGCACGCGCGGGTCCGGCGGGACGGTATCGGCGCGGCAGAAGTGGGTTCACGCCATCGTGGATATCGACGCGATCCCGATGGACAAAATCCGCCCGTACCTCAAGCGCGAGCACATCGACGCGGCCGTGAAGAAGTTCGTCGATCTCGGCAACCGGGAACTCCCCGGGGTCCGCATCTACGAGGACGTCAAGGCGAACATTCGCTGATCGGCCGGCCGGCGCCAGCCGGGCGGATAGGGCAAGCCGACAGGGTCGGCAACAGGAGAGACGACGATGGGTCAGGACTTGGAAATGGTCGACCAGCACGGGGAGTTCGTCAGTGCCGGGCTGCCGATGGTCGGGAGCGGGACGCTGCCGGGCACCGCCGAAACGTCGCTCGCGATCAGCCTCGCGCGGGTCGAGATCGACCACCAGATCGCGACGGCGCGCGCGCTGCCGCGCAGCATCGCGAGGGTGGTGACGAATATCAAAACCCTCGCGACCCTCGACGAGGAAAGCGCGAAGGAAAGCATGTATGCGCTACCGCGCGCCGGGAAGCCGATCGTCGGCCCGTCGGCCCGGTTCGCCGAGATCGTGTTCAGCCAGTGGGGTAACGCGAAGCTATCGGTGCGGGTGACGGACGTCGACCGCGTCGAGAAGTTCGTCGAGGCCGAGGCGGTATTCCACGACCTCGAAACGAACGCCGTCCGGACCGCCCGGGTGCGCCGGCGGATCAGCGAGAAGAACGGCCGCGTCTACAACGATGACATGATCCTCGTGACCGGGAACGCCGCGGCGTCGATCGCGGCCCGCAATGCGACGCTCGCCGGCATCCCGAAGGCGGTGTGGCGCGGCGCCTACGCGGCGGTCGAGCAGGTGGTGCGCGGCGACGTGAAGACGCTGTCGGTCCGGCGCGACCTCGCCATGAAGGCCTTCGCGGCGTTCGGCGTGAAGCCCGAGCAGGTGTTCGCCGCCCTTGAGGTCAAGGGCATGGAGGACGTCACGCTTGACCATCTCGTGGACCTGACGGCCATGCACGCCTCCCTCAAGTCGGGCGAGGCGGACGTCGAGGCGATGTTCCCGACCGGCGGCGCCGCGGCCGCGGGCGACAAGCCGAAGACGCTGACGGGGAAGCTCGACCAGATCGCCGGGTCGAAGGACAAGCCGGCCGACCCGCCGGCTGCCGAGGACGGGAACGCCACGAAGGTCGCGGCCGACAAGCCGACGACCGCGAAGAAGGCTGCCGCCAAGGTCGACGCGCCGGCGACCGCCGACAAGGCGCCCGCGGCCGCGGAGAAGCCAGCCGACGAGCAGAAGCCCGCCGAGGCGAAGACCGCCGCCCCCGCGGTCGAAACCGCGCCTACGGGCGCGGCTGCGGCGCCGGCTGCCGTCGAGGACAAGCCGGCCGCCGAGACCGCGCCGGAAGCCGAGACCTCGCCGCCGGCGGAGGACGGGAACCGCGGCAGCGCGCCGGCGATCGACAGCGACGACGATCCCGAGGAGCGGATCGCGATGATGCTGGAAGGCCTGCCGTTCGCCCCGAAGGGCATCGACGCGGACGACCTCGCGCAGGTCGCCGCGTACGTGGCGGGCGCCGAGGCGAGCGCGGCCGGGAAGCACGTCAAGTCGATCCCGGTCGAGTTGAAGGCCGCGACCCGGTCCGCCGAGGGGACGGCGTGGAAACTCGGCTACCAGCACCAGACTGAGCACGAGGCCGCGAACCCGTCGGGCGAGTAGCGCCGGCGCGGCGCCGGCGGCGATCCTGCCGCCGGCGGATAGGAAGGGGATCACAATGTCTGAGGAAGAAAAGCCGTGCCACTGCCTCAAGTGCCGGATCGGCGACCTCATCCTCGCGTGGTCGGATGAGCCCCCGACCGAGCGGGAACCGGACCGCCATCCCGGCTTGGGGGTCCGGCTGGCCGTCGAGGGGATCGCGTCCCTCGCGGTCATTTCCGCGCAGCCGGGGATGCACGCGCAGGCGGCGCAGTTCGCGTCTAAGGCCTTCTCCGATGCCCTGATTTGCGCGCTGCGGCGCGAGGGCGTGACGGTCGAGGTCATCGAGGTTAGCGCCGGCGCGCCCGCCGGCGCGTCCAAGCACTGAGGGGAGACGTTGATGACCGAGGAAGAAGCAAGCGAAGTCCGGATCGCGCGCCAAGAGGTTCTCGTGGCGCAGATCGCCGACCTCGCGAGCGCGTGGCTCGCCGAGGCGGCGTCGGCCGGCGAGCCTGAGCGCGAGCCGGTCGAGATCGTCAAGGTGATGATCGCCGGCGCCGCGAGCGCGGCCGCGATTATGTCCGTCGACGGCGCGGAGGACCAGTGCGCGATTACCGCGCATCTGATGTTCGCGGCCGCGCTCAAGTCGTCGATGGACGCGAAGAAGGCGGCCGTCGCCCGACGCGCCGCCGCGGCAAGCAACTAAGGGGGAACGGACGTGAAGCACGCACGCGAAGACTATAACCGCATTCAGGACCCCGTGGGGTTGATCCCCGCGGACGAGCCGGTGTTCCTGCTGCGAGGGCAGGACGAGGTCGCGGTTGCGGCCGTCTCGTACTACATGGGGCGGCTGCGGCAGTGCGGTTACGATGACGGCCACCCGCTGCTTGAAGCCGTCAAGCGCCAGCACGCCGCCATGCAGGCGTGGCCCGTGAAAAAGCTGCCCGACATGCCGGCGCCGCCGCCGCCGCCCGTCCCCGAGCGTGTCGACGCGGTGCTGCTCGATGCCCGGGTCTGTACCGATTACGCGACGCCGCGGCTGCGGGGGCGCGTCTACTGCGACATGAAGGGGCGGTTCCGCGACGGCGAGATCATCACGACGAGCAAGGTCGTCCGCGAGCATCCGGGCGGGATCGTCGAGACGCGGAACAGCGTCTACCGCGTCGTGATGGCGGCGACGCCGGTGTCGCCGTCTGGCCCGGCTGTCAAGCGTCTCAGGGGGGCGTGATGCTCTTTCGCGCGGTCGATTTCGAGACGACGGGGATGCCGGACGATGAGACCCGGCACGCCGTCTGCGAGGCGGGATGGGCCGACGTGGAGCAGATGCCGGACGGGTCGCGGATCGTCTGCGCCCCGGAAAGCCGGCTCTGCAACCCCGGGCGGCCCGTCCCGCCGGAAGCCCGGGCGGTCCACCACTTGAGCGACGCGATGTTGATGAACGCGCCGCCGTCGAGTTCCGCGTTCATGGAGTTGATGGACGGCCCGCCCGACTATTTCGTCGCCCACAACGCGGACTTCGAGCAACTGTTCTTCGCCGGCGGCGAGGTCCCGTGGATTTGCACCTTCAAACTTGCGGTGCGTATCTGGCCCGACGCGCCCGCCCACAATCTACAGACGCTCCGTTATTACCTCGACCTCGACGTCGTCGAGGACTTGGTGATGCCGCCGCACCGAGCCGGGCCCGACGCGTACCTCTGCGCCGTGCTGCTGGATCGCATCCTGAAAGAGGGCGCGATCCCGTTTGACAAGTTCGTTTTGTTCTCAAGCCGCCCGGCGCTGCTGCCGCGCTGCAACCTCAAGCAACACCGCGGTAAGTCATGGGAGGAAGTCCCGACCGATTACTTGCAGTGGATCGTGAACAAGTCTGAGTGCGAACGCGACGTCAAGGCAACGGCGCGCTACCACCTGAAACTGCGAGCCGACGCTCAGAAAGCCGCGCCGGCCGCGACCTCGAAGCCGCCCGTCAATGACGACGCGCCGTTCTGACCCCCGGGAGAACCCCATGAGCGCACGTTCCACCCCTGCCTTCGACCGCGACCTCACGCTGCTCGAAACGATCGCCGCCAAGGGGCAGCGCCCGAAAGCCGAGGTCGAGGCGCTTCGCCTTTTCGGCGAGGTCTCGACGGCGCACGGCGTCCTGCGCCGGGCGATCGACAGCGGCATGGTCCGTGAGGTCCAGATCGCCGCCGTCGAGTTGACCGACGAGGGCATCGCCGCGCTGGCGGCCCTGACGGCCGCGCGCGCCCGGTCGACGCGCAACAAAGCCGCGCCGGCGAGCAAGTAGGGGCGGGGGTCCATGCGGATCAGGGGAAGCGTCGACACGATCCTGCCGCCCGGCGATCAGGCGGCGGAAGCCGTCTGGTGGCTGCGCGATTACGGGTTCATGCCGATCCCGTACGCGCCGGACGATCGCCGAGGGCCGCGGCTGCCGTGCTGCTTTCGCCCCCGGTACCTGTGGCCCGCGTGGTCGCGCCAGAAGCTGCGGATCGCGTGCGCTTGCGTGCCGCCGTTCAACATGCACGGGACGATCATCGAGACCCTCGTCATCGACCGGCCGGCGAACCGGATCGTCACCCGTCACCTGACGCGCGCCGCGCTCGCCCGGTACCTCGCGGCCGCGCCGATGACGGCCGAAGCCCGGCGGTCGATGCCGGGCGTTGCGTCGCTCATCGACCTCTTTCTCGCGGACCGCGAGCGGCTCGCCGGCGAACGCGATGACTGACGCGACGACCGAATGGTCGCCCCAGCAAGAGGCGGCACTTGCGGCCGTCCGGGCGTGGTTCCGCGAGGCGCGCGTGAGGCGCGCCCGCTGCGAGCCGTTTCGGCAGGTGTTCTACTTGGCGGGGTTCGCCGGCACGGGGAAGTCGACCCTCGCGCGCGTCCTCGCGAGCCACGCGCGCCGCGTCTGCTACGCGGCGTTTACCGGGAAGGCGGCGCTGGTGATGCGGTCGAAAGGCTGCGAGGGCGCGAAGACGATCCACAGCTTGATCTACCGCCCCGTCGAGGGCGCCGGCGAGACGACGTTTGTCCTGTCGGAGACTAGCGACGCGAACGAAGCGGACCTCATCGTCATCGACGAATGCTCAATGGTCGATGAGGAACTCGGCACCGACCTGTTGTCGTTCGGCGTGCCGGTCCTCGTGATCGGCGACCCCGCGCAGCTTCCGCCCGTCAAGGGCGCCGGGTTCTTCACCAGCCGCGAGCCGGACGTCATGCTGACCGAGGTCCACCGGCAGGCCCGTGACAACCCGATCATTCGCATGTCGATGGACGTCCGCGAGGGCCGCCGGCTCGCGCTCGGCGCCTACGGGGACAGCAAGGTCATCCTGCGCGAGGACGTCGATCGCGCCGAGGTCCTCGCGTCCGATCAGTTGCTCGTCGGGAAGAACGCGACCCGCCGATCCTACAACGCACGGATCAGGGAGTTGCGGGGGTTCAAGCCGGACGTGCCGGCGATCGGGGATCGCCTCGTCTGCCTGAAGAACGAACGCCGCAAAGGCCTGCTGAACGGCAGCCTTTGGAACGTCGTCGACGTCCCGCCCAAGGTGAAGCCGCGAGACCGCCGGCACGCCCTCATGATCGTGCCGAGCGACGACGTCGAGGCGCAGCCGCGTCTCGTCCTCGTCCACAAGGCTTACTTCCTCGGCGAGGATGACAAGTTGTCAAAAGAGGTCGCCAAGGGGTCGAGCGCCTTTGACTTTGGCTATGCCTTGACGGTTCACAAGTCTCAGGGCTCGCAGTGGGACAAAGTCTATCTGTTCGACGAGAGCCGCATCTTCGGGCGCAACGCCATGAACCACCTTTACACCGCGATCACCCGGGCGGCGAAGACTATCACGATCGTGAGATAGCCCCAGAAACGCAAAAAAAGCCCCCCGGTACCGCGAGGGCACCGGGGGGCAAGTGGGAGGAAACGCCCAAGGCTGGGCACCCCGCGACGCATGTCGCGGGTCTCGTTCAACCGATCGTAAAGACAACGGCAGGCATTACCTCGACGATCGGCCAGAATACGTGAAGCGGATTGCACGAGTAGGACGCAATGACTTGGTACCGGGCCGGGCCCGGAGCGGCGTCAATGGGTACCGCCGCCGGCGATACATAGACGTCGTCACCGATCGGCCCGGGTTCGATCGAGAAGAACTGGCTCGGCATCAAGTGCCGGGTGCCGGCACTGTCCGTTAGCGATCTCTCGATCGTCGTTTGGCAAAGGTCCTTCCGCAGGACTGTGTACCGAGCCTCAAGGGTACCACCCGGCGGGACGCGTGGCGTCACGACCTCGACGCGCAGGATGACGCTCGGCGGCTCGCGGCTGGCGGCCCAGAGGCCGAACATGCCCGACCAGAACGCGAGCAGGATCAGCGTGACGCCGCCGAGCAGTTTCGTCATCATCGTCCGCCTCCGTTGAACCATTCGGCGATCAAGCGGCGCAGCGACGAGAACCCCTCGCCGACCGCGATAGCGCCGAGGAACGCCGCCACGACGGTATAGAGGGCCCAGCGGGTGAACCGCCCGACCATCCGAACCGACCGCATGAAGTCGATCGCCTCTTGAAGTTGCGCGATCTCGTCGTCGCGCAGCCGGCGGAGGAACGCGCGAGTGCTTGGATCGAGGTCCGCAAAGCGGTCCTCGTCGGCCCGTCGATCGCCCCCCGTGCGGCGATCCGGGCCGCCAAAGTCTCCGAACATATCAGGCCCCTCAGTCACGAGCCCACCCGCAGACATTCGCACCGTGTTCGTTGTGTGCCACGACCGCCTCGACAAGGCGATCGGACATGACGTCTACGTCCGCCGACGTTGGACGGATGGCGCGCCACCCGTCGCAGGGATCAGCCGGGCGGGTCGTCGCGCACCCACTGGCGAAGACGCTCGCGCCGACCAGCAGGACTGAGAGTGCGAACTTCTTCATCGGTCGCGATCCTTTCGCGCAGGGTTTCCAGAGATCGCGTCGCGGCTTCGAGGTCCGCCGCGGACTTTCCCTTTCGGAAAGCCCACGCGAGCGACAGGCCCGCCAGCGCCAGCGCCAGCAGGACGGCGGCGACGGTTCGTCCGAACGTCGTGCCGATCAGCCACGAGAGGACGACCGTCACGCGGGACGCTCCCGCCGGGCGAACAAGGTCCCGTAGATCGTCACGGCGGCGCCGATGACGATGAGACCCACGAACGCGTAACCGACCCACGGGTGCAGGCTGACGTGCGGCGAGATCGCCTGCGCGGCTTCCGACAGCGTCACGCCCGCGAACCCGAGACCGACCGTCGCCTTCCCGACCGGCGCCACAGCGGCGTCGGGCGCGACCATCTTCGCCGGCGGAGCCGAGAGGGCATCGAGCGCCGCCTGCGTCTGACCGCCCACGCGCCCATCCGGCAGGAGACCGTTCGCCTTCTGAAACTCGATGACGACCGCCTTCGTGGCGGGCCCGAAGTCGCCGTCGACGTTGACGGTGTAGCCGGCGCGGCGAAGCGCCGTCTGGATCGCCCGGACGGTATCGCCCTTGGCGCCCATCCCCACCCAGCCGGTCGGCACCCGGACGGGCGCCGTGGCGCCGACGACCCGGGCCCAGCGCGCGTAGGCGTCCGCCATCTTCGTGTCGTAGCGGTTCGCCGCGAACCCGGGTCCGTTGTACTGCCGGGCGAACGCCGTCCACTGCAAGGCCTGCAACTCGTCGACGAGCCCCGTGGCCTTGATGAACCGCGCCATGACGGCGACCTGTCCGGCGACGCCGCTGACCGCCTCCTCGACGAGTTCGTGGACGCTCGCGTAGCCGAGCATCCGCCAGTTCCCGCCCATGACCTGCCCGAGACCCCACGAGCAGCTTTCGAGCGCCGCCGCCTCATTGATCCGCTTGGCGCGGTCGAGGAGATCGTAGCGGCCCTGCTGCGTCCGGGGGTTCGGGATGCCGCCGACCTTGGGAGACGCGAGCCCATCGCGGACCGCCGTCGAAAGCGCGGTGCCGGACAGCCGGCGGTAGAAATAGTGGCCCTCCCAGCGGATGAGCGGCATCGCCCGGCCGTTGACGACGTCCGTCGCCCGGCCGGCGCTTTCGACCTCGGCGACCGCCAGCAACGCGGCGGGCGGGACCTTGATCGAGTGCGCCACGCTGGTGATGAGCGCGATGGTCTCGGTGTTGAACATTCGTCTTGCTCCAACGGTCCGCCGGCGACGCGCCGCGGATGGGTTCGTTACGCGAGGTTGTCGGCCGGCAGGTTGTCGCCCGCGAGACCGTTAGGCGTGGCCCAGGACGAGGATGACGGGTCCGCCGGGGTATCCGAGCCGCCGTCGGGAGAAACCGCGCGTCCGTCCTCGCCTGCGCCGCCCGACGGTTGCTTGAGTTCGAGCGACGTCGTGAAGCCGCCGCCGCGGGTGAGGTCGTGCTGCACGCTGTCGATCCGATACGTGCCGTCGATCCCCGGGCGGGTCCCGACGAGGATCAACGTCCCCTCGGCTTGCGCCGCCGGCTCGCCGTCGATCGTGACGCTACCGCCGCCGCTTTCGCGGTCGCCCTCGCGCTTCTTCGCGTCGGCGCGCGTCTGCGCCGTCGCCTCGTCCCCGACGGTCTGGCGATCCGTCGACGCGGCTTCGTCGTCTTCGATCTCTGCCTGAACCTCGACGTAGACGTATTTCGCCTGCTCGGGATCGTACCGGCGGACCCGGTACGTTTTCGCCGGCGGGCGCGACAGCGCCGGGGAAATGCGCCACGCCATTAGGTTGACGTCGCGCGTCGCCGTGATCGACGGCAGCGCGCCGCCGCTCGTCGCCTCGCCGGAGTTGCGCGGCGAGAACACCGCCCGGGTGCCCATGATCTTGAACGTCGCGCCGATCTCGCGCGCGATCCGGGCGCCCCACGAGGGGAAGCTTTCGCCTTCCATCGCCCACCAGTCGCGGGCGATGGACGCGAGGTCCGGGTGGACGGTGACCTGCACGCCCGCCTCGCCGCCGAACGTCGTCGCGGCGTCCTCGAACGTCGCGTCGTCAACGTGCTTCTCGCGCTCGGACTTGAGCCCCGACCGCGGGTCGGCGGACTTGGCCGTGATCTCAAGTAGCATGCCTTGACCGCGGGCCCCGGACGAGAACGGCTCATCCGTGAACCCGTCGAAGACGACGAGACCCGTCGCGCCTTCCCAGCCGAGCGCGATGGAGATCGGCGTCCCCTTGGGGGGCAGCGGAATTTGCCCGCCCTTGTCATCGAACTCCACCGAGGCGGTGTCGGCCTCGCTGCCGGACGCGTCCTTCACGCTGATCTTCGTGACGACGGGCGCCCACTCGGTCGTCATGTCGCGGCCGTCGATCGCGACCCGGAAGAACGCCTTGCGCATGACGCGTTACCCCCAGAGCCGGCGGACGCGCGCGACCGTCTGCGAGGTCGTGGGCGCCGGCACCGAGACGTCGACGCGCCGCGCCAGCGGGAGGAACGGCGGATCGTTGGCGAGCGTCGGGTTGCGGTTCAGCGTGTCCTCGACCATCCCGGTGCGCTCGATGCCGAACCGCCGGAAGATCAAGAGGTCGAGCGGCGTGTGCTCGTCCGATACCGTAAGGGTCTCGATGCTCATTGGAATAGCCTAATGAGAGTTTCGATATACTGCCCGGCCGACGGTGGTCCGGACAGTTTAAGCGTGACGTCGAAGTCGATGACCTTGCCGACGCCGCGAGTTCCGAGGAACTCGCCGCGTTCGTTGACGCTCTCGATTACTCGCCACCCGAGATTGACACCGTCTCCGCGGGTGAGAACGTGCGGCATACCAGCGACCCGCATCGTATGAAGACTGTCGATCGAGCCGCCGAACTTCTCGGGAAAGAGGCGGCCCGCGATCGTCATCACGTCGCCGCCCTCGCCCATGAACTCCATCGGGCGCAACCCGCCGATGACGTCTTTCTCGACGTGGTCGGCGCCCGCCTGCCGGTTGACGCTGACCGCGTTCACCGGCAGGCGTTCGAAGGTGATGAGGCCGAACTGATAGAGCATCACGCACTCCCATCCGCGAACGACGCGCGGCTTGCGACCTCGAACTCGCGCGCGAGGGTCTCGGCGAACTCGCGCACGGCGGCGCGCGCGTCGCCCGTCGCCTCATGGATCATGAGGCTGATATTCGGGCTGTAGACGATGCCGGCTTTCCCGCCGGCGACCGGCCGGCCGGACGACGCCGCGCCGTTCGGGATGATCTCCCCGGACTGGCGCGGCTTGAAGATTTCCGGACCTTCCTCGCCCACGATGTAGGACGTCCCGGCGCGAACCGGGCCGCCCTTGGCGCGAGCCTCCATGCCCTCGCCCGCGACCGCCGGCGCGGCGCCGCCGCCACCGCCGCCGATCCCCGTGATGCTGCTCAGGTACCCGGCCGCGCTGCTGACCGCGTTCGATACCGCGTTCGTGATCGCGCTCGCGATCTGCGACCCGAGCGTGCCAGCCCATGCGACGATCGCGGCGCCGACGGACTTCATGCCCTCCCACAGAGCCGTGAACGCCGCGACGCCAGCCTCGAACATGGCGGTCGCGAGACCCGCGATTGCCGCCACGACCTGCCCGACCCACGCCGTCACGTTCGTGACGATCTCGACCAGCGCGCGCGCGACGTTGCCCGCCCACTGCCCGGCCGCGGTTCCCCACGCCTCCCACTTCTGGCCGCTCTCGTCGAGCGGCGCGAACAGGGACGACAGGGCATCCCACACCGCCTTGAGCGCATCGACGACCGGCTGTACGACGGGCGCCAGCGGGCCCAGCGCAGCCATGAAGGCCTCGCCGAACGCCGTGAACATTTTCCCGATGCCCGACCAGTTCTGATAAATCCACGCGCCCGCGGCCGCGATGCCGACGATGATCGCCCCGAGACCCGTTCCGATGACCGCAAGCTTGAGCAAGTGCATCGCGCCGCGCACGAGCGCGATCGGGTTCAGCAGGGCGATAAGCGCCGACCCTAGCCCCTTGAGTTTCCCGCCGCTGCTGCCGAGCGTCGCCGCCGCCGCGGCCGCGCTCGACATGCCGGCGGTCATCCGCGCCGCCGCCTGCGCGTTCGATCCCATGCCGGCGATCATCGCCGCGCCGGCGGTCTTTGCCGACTTCCCGACGGCCACGAGGTTCTGATTGACCAGCGACATGCCGGCCATCGACGCGACGTTCGCCGCCGCCGCGGCCCGGCTGCGAGCCCCGTAAGCCGTCAACCCCGCGGCAGCCGCCCACGCGCCGCCGGCGAGCCGCGTGAGACCGCCGGCGACCGTCGCCATCGGGGCGAGGATCGATAGGATGCCGCCCTTCGCGAGCGCGGCCGCGAAGCTGATCCCCGTCATGGCGACGCGCAGCGCAATCGCCGCCGACACGAGGCCGATGACGGTCGCGGTCGCGCGCGGGAACGCGGTCACGAGGCGCGAGATACCGTCAATGAGCGGCTCGATGCGGTCGAGGATCGCGTTCATCGCCGGCAGCAAGGCGTCGCCGATGGCGATTGACGCGCGCTCCACCCGGTTCGCGAAGGTCTGCAAGCGGTTCGCCGAGGTCTCGGATCGGACCTCGAACTCGCGCTGCGCCGACCCCGCGTACTGCGTCTCGTCGGCGACGAGACCGAGGGCCTGTTTCAAGAGGTCGATGTTCGTGATGAGCGGGCCCAGCGCGCGCGCCTCGCCGCCGAAAAGGTCGTAGGACACCGCCGCCTGCATTTCTTTCGGCAGCTTGTTGATGCGTTCGAGGACGTCGATCGTCGTCCCGACCGCGTCCTCCTGCATTCGCTTGGCGACGTTCTCGGCATCAAGGCCGAGATCGTTCAAGGCGCCGCGCTGGCGCTTCGTCGCGCTCGCGCCTTTCACCAGCGCCATGCCCATGTTGCGGAACGACGTCGCCGCGACCTCGCTGTCGGCGCCGGCGGCGATCATCGCGGACGCGAACGCGGCCGTCTGGGTGGCGTTGAACCCCATCTGCGTGCCGCTCGCGCCGACCCGGCGGACGACGTCGAGGATGCTTGCCGCGCTGGACGCCTGCGCGTTCGACAGGTGGTTCATCGCGTCGGACAGCAGCGTGACCTCGTCGATCGTCATGCCGAGGCCGGCCATCATCTTCGCGAGCGCCTCGCCGCTCTCGCTGGCGCTGATATCGAACGCCACGCCGATCTTCGCCGCGGCTTCGGTGAACCGCAGAATGTCCTTTTGCGCGATGCCGGCCTGTCCGGCCGCGGCCGCGATCTCGGCGAGACCCGCGACCGCCACAGGCAGCCGGGTCGACATTTCCTTGATCTGCTCGCCGAACGCCTTGAAGGCCGCAGGGGTCGGGAAGTCCACGACCTTGCGGACGTCCGCCATCGCGCTCTCGAACGCCATCGCGCTCTTGATCGGCGACGAGATCGCGTTGGCGAGGACGTAGGCGGCGCCGACCGCGTCGACGACGCGGCCGCGCATGTTGTCCACCGCGGCATTGTTCGCCGCGATGGCTCGCGCGATCCCAGCCTGCGCGCGAGCAACCCCGCCGCCGGCGCCAGCCGTCGCGGACACGATCCCCTTGACGGACTGCGCGACCTGCCGGGCGGGCCCGGAGACGTGGTCGATCAGCCGGACGATGAGGTTGCTGGCGACGTTCGACATGGGCTTTAGGCTCCCCGTACCCGGGCGATCCGGGCGGCTTCAATGTGCCACTGACTGAGGTCCTCCAACGTCATTTCCATGAGGTCGGGGATGCGCTGGTGAAGGATCGCCGCGACCTCAGCCACGACCGTCAGCCATCGGTCGAGGTTTTTTGCCGAGGCAAAAAATCCACGAGGCGCTCCGAGGCGTTCTGGAAATCCTCCGCGTCCAGCAGCAGGACGGTCGCGGTCGGCAGGGACGAGAGGCGCGACAGGAGCGCGACGCCAGCGTCGAAGTCGCCGCCGGACTTGCGCGCGTCCTCGGTGGCCTTGAGGTCCGCGACGTTGGCGCGGCGGAACGTCAGGCCCGTGATCGTCTCCCCGTTCTGGGTCGTCACGGGATACTTGAGTGCGATGCTCGACATAGTGCGTTGCCTTGGGTTCTGGTTGCCGTTCGGGCGGTGGCGGCCCGGCGCGAGCCGGACCGCTTGTCACGCGTCAGGAGATACCGAGCGCGCGACGCTCCTCGGAGTTCTGAGAGACGCCGTCGACGCGCCACTCCCCCGTGAAGAAGTTCCAGTAGATTTTCTCCGCGTTGTCCCAATAAAGGGCATAGTGGAGAATTTCGGCGAGCATGTAATCATGCTGCATCAACTCGCCGCGCTGGAACGCGTCACCTTCGATCTTCGCGAGGCGCGCTTCCATGATCGCCTTGGCGGCGATCGTCGTCCCGCGGCGCTTGTCTTTGATGGCGCCGCGAGCCGTGTACCGCTCGCGGTTGCTGGAACCGAGGCCGAACTGAACGAGCATGTCCGGGTCCCAGCCGGCGAGCTTGAACGTCGCCTCCAAGGCCTCCATGCCGACCGCGACCTGAATGGCGAAGTTCGATCCGCCGGCGTGGTGATCGGCCATCTTCTCGGACAGCACGGGCAGCTTGAGTTCGGAAATCGAAAGCCGCTTGCCGTTCGCGGGATCGTCGTCGCCGCAGAACAGGTTGACGGCTTCCATGATGTAGAGGGTGGACATTTGCGGGTGCCTCCGTGGGGCGTTCTCAAGCGGCCGCGGCGTTCAAGCCGCGGCCCGGGGTTCATGCGCTGGCGGCGTTGTGCCGTCAGGCCGCGAGGCTGTCGAGGCTCGCCGCGATGTCCTGCACGAGGGCATCCAGCGCCGGGCGGTACCGGCGACTGTCCGCGTCGATCCGGCGCAACGGCGCCGGCTCCTCGGCGGCAAAGTAGACCCGGATGCGCCCGAGCCGCAGGTTCTCCGGGGAGTTCTTATTCGCCTCGAACCCGACCCGGAAGCCCAGCAGATGATCGTCCGCCGTGAGGTCGTTCATCCAGCGATCGGCGACGTTCAGCACCGACTGGACGGTCTGCTCGGTGATGTTGAACTTGCCGAGATAGAACCGCCACGTCTTCATCAGGCCCAGATGCAAGTAATCGCGCATCCGGTTCTGGTTGTAGAACTGCCACAGAACGTCATCGCCGGCGTTGTCGGTGCCGATGAAGACGAAGCCCGACGACGAGATCGCGTTCTCGACGCCGAGTTCACCGCGAACACCGATGCCGATATTCGCCGCGAGGAGTTCCTGACCTTCCGTCGCGCCGCTGGTGAGCGAGAACGCGACCGAACGCGCGAAACCGAGGATGCCCTGCACGGGCTGGTTCGCCCACGAGTGGCCCGGGATGCCGCGCTTCTCGTAGTCTCGCCGCGTCCCGATCCCGAGGACGCGAGGCGCGCCCGGGCGGGTGACGACGCTGACGCCTTCCTGCACGCGCACCCACATATCGACGGGGATCAAGCGCTGCGAGTTCAGCGTCTCGCGCCACGCCATGATGGCCGCCTTCGTGGTACCCGGGCCCTCGACGACGGCGTGCGCCACGAGGTCGTTCAGCACCGCCGGCAGGGCGGCGCACACGGGGTTCGCCAGCACGTTGACGGTCGCGGTCGCGGCCGCGCCCGTACCGGCACCGCCGGAGAACGCGATCGTGGGCGCCGACGTGTAGCCGCTGCCGGGGTTCGTGATCGTCACGCTGACGACCTTCTGCGCGTCGGCGCCAGTCCCGAGGACGGCCGTGCCGGCCGCGCCGGTGCCGCCGCCACCGGAGAAAGCGACCGTCGGGGCGGACGTGTAGCCGGAACCCATCGCCGTCACGGTGATCGCCGTCACGCCGTTCTTCTGCTGGTGCGTGTAGCCCGGGACGCCGATCAGCCGCGGGATGACGCCGAGGTCCGGACCGGCGCGCAGCATCGCGTAGATGCCCGTGCCGTTCGCCTGCACGCCGATGATGTTCGCGATCGTCTCGTCGTCGTCCTCGCCCTCGGCGATCCGGACGATGACCGCGCGAGCCGCGACCTGAAAGTCGGCAAGCTGCGCGTTGATGCCCTTGATGGCGTCCGGCAGCGTGCCGGTCAGGCCGAGCATCGCAACGAGGATGGGGTCATTCGTGTTGATCGACACCGGGGTGTTGAGCGGATAGGTCTCCGCGATGGCGTCCTCGGCGGTACCCACGAGGCCGATCGTCGAGAGGTCCGACCCGACAACGGGGCGAACCTCATTGTCGTCTCGCGTGAAGGTAAGACCGAAAGTCGGGTCAGTCATTGTCTGCTCCTGTTGCAAAGCAAAGGCCCCCGCGGGGGCCTGTTTTCTTACCGCTTCGACGTCACGCCTTCCGGCGCTTGGTCGTTCTCTTTGCTGCTGACCTCGGCGGGGGCGCCGCCGTGGTTTCGTCGTCGTCGACCTCAAGCCACGCGCACTCGGCGGCGAGCCGCGTCGGCAGCCGCCGCAGCCGGGCGTGATGGCGCTTGTGCGCCGGATCGTCGAGGACGCGCGCCGGTAGGGCGAACGTCCCGTCGGCCATCGGCCGCGGCTCAAGGGCGGCGCCGGTGAGCGGCGACCGCTTGCGGACCGCCTGAGCGGTCGCGCTGTCGAGGATCAATACCTGCATTCAGATCGCCCCCAGATAGGTGAGCCAAGCGTCGACGATCGTATTGAGATCGGCGATTGCCTGATCCGAGAGTGCGCCGCCGATCGCGAACCCACCGATGGGGCGGCTCGACAGTCCGGAACCGCTCGTGCGCGTCAGAACGTTGAACTCTGAACTCACCAGCGCCGAAGAAGCGACAGTCACCCCCGTTTGCGGAACGCCGTTTCGGAACGGGTAGACCTTACCGTCAAGTCTTCGCGTTACACCGTAAGAAGATTTCGTGTCCGCATTCACGAGGGTCTGATTTGCCGACTGCGCGTTTACCGTTCCAGACGCTCCAAAGCTGCCGATAATCCTCGCGACGGTGGAGATCGCAATGTCGGTCATTGAGGAACTAGCAACGTGTGCCAGCCCTCGAATGAAAAGCGAGCACTCCTCTTGCTTATACTTTCCGGCAGCAGTAACGGGGTTGAACCCGGAACCGATATAGCTCGCGACGCCGTCACCCTGCCAGTAGCCATCCGCGACGACCGTCGGGGAATTGAAGTAGGTAAGCAACGCCCCCGCGGGGTTCGCGACATTCACGCGCATCGCCGCGGCGCTGTGCTGCGGTAGCGCGAGAACGTCGAGGATCGAGAACAACCCCGCGGCTTTCGCCGGGACGATGAGGACCCGGTCCATATCCGCGAGCCGGCGGTCTGGCGCCGGCTCGCCGAGGGCCACCCAGCGGCGCTGAATGACGTGCGCCTCCTCGGAGACGGTTCGCGGTTGCGCGAAGGGGCGTGCCATCATTAGACCGTCCCCTCGCTCACGACCCACTGGGTCGCCGCCTTGATGTTGTCGACGGTCACGCGCCCGTTGACCCGCGCGACCTTGGTGTCGCCCGGGTACTGGAATGTGACCGTCGCGCCGGCGCCCGCCTCGATCAGGAGGTCGGACGTCCCGCGCGCCAGCGTGACGACGGTCCCGCGCGGCAAGCCGGCCGGGAAGACAGCCGTCGCGGCGCCGGTCGTCGCGAAGGCCAGAGCGCGGCCGTGGTCGGCCGCCACGACCGTGTAATCGCCGGACGTCAACTGCGCGTCACCGACGTCGCGGACGGGCATCGGCCCGTCAAGTTTCGCCTTGTCGGCAGCCGACATGAACCCCGGCAGCAAGGTCGTCGCGACCCCGTGGCTGTGAGCCGCCGGCGCGCCGCCGACCCCAGAACTCTCGACCATGACGGCCGCAAGCTCCTGACGGTTGATCGCCGCCCCCCCTGTGTAGGTCGCAGAGATCGTCGCGCCCGCGATTGACAGGTCGATGATATCATTGCTGGCGAACTGCGAGGTCAGCGTGTCGATGTAGCGCGTCCTCATTAGCCCCTTGAAGACCGAAACCCCCGAGGCCCCGACGGCCGTCTGTCCCGTGATGGGATCAAGCGAGACGCAGGAGACCGCCGGCGAGACGCCACCAAGGCAACAGAACGCATCGAGTTGGAGGGTGTCGCTTTCCTGCTCGAACATCGTCAGGACTTCGCTAGCCGTCGGCGCGCCGGAGCCGATGCGAAGCATCTTGATCTGCGTCGTCGACGGGACTTGCTTGGTGCCGTCGAGCCGCGATCCATAGCGGACCGTCGCAGATGCGTTCGCGAGGCTGCCGATGGCGGTCGCGTCGGCGGAGCCGGCGAGAACGCCATTGATCCAGATTTCCGCGACGTTGCCGCGCTTCGTCACTACGTAGTGATTGAAGCGAGACGGGTTCAGGAAGGTAAGAGCCGCCTGAGCCTGAACAGCGTCCGTGCCGTCGTTCAGATAGAAGTAAGTGAACGGCCCTGCGATCCGGACTTCCCAGCGGACCCCACTATCAGCAGCACTTGCGCGCTGGATGATCGTGCCGTCGACGACACCCCCGAGGATTACGAAAGCGACGAAGAAGTCGCCCGTGAAGTCGAGATCGCTAGTATACGCGTCCTCGATGTAGTTCGAGGCATCCCACCCGACAATGTGGCGGATTTCGCCCTGACTGGCCGAGAGTTCGGCCGTCAACGCCCCGACGGCCCTAGCGTCGCGACCTGCCGGACCGCGATCAGCGAAAGAGACCTCGACGACAACGTTCTGCACCGACCCATCGAACGCGGTGTCAGGCGTGAACCTGATCGTGTCCGTCGTCGCCGCCGCCGTGAAGCCGACGACGTTCTCGCCGTCCGCCGTGACCGACAGCGCGCCGGCTTCATCGTTGGCGGTCACGAGTGACGTCGCGAGGCTACCGGCCGTCCGGTTCGCCACGAGGAAACGGACGCGGTACCGGGTGCCGACCACAAGCCCGGTGAGCGCGCGGTCGTTCGGCGCGGTGCTGCCGGGCGTGTGATCGAACTCGGTAGCGTTGTGCGTCCATCCGGCGCCGAGCGTCCATCCGGTCACGGACGAACAGTCATCATTCAGCGGCGTCGCCGCCGACACCGAACGCGAGACGTTGTCGCAGAACAACGCCCTGACGGTACCGGGCGGCATCCATCCGGTGTTGTACTGCGGCCCGACGCGCGCCAGCAGGGAGCCTGACTTGATCTCGATGCCCTTCGCGGTGGCCACGATCTCGCCGTCGAGGTCGACGGCCGGGCCCAGCGCCGGCGTCGTCGACGAGAGGCGCCACGAGGTATTGGTGATATCAGTCGTCGGGACGGGACCGACTTCGATCGCACCCTCGGGGGTGATGAGCCGGATTTCCGTGTCACTGTAGAAGTCGGCGCGGACGTAGCCGCCCGCCCGGGTGATATCAACGATCTCACCGCTCGCGAGGATGACCGAAGCGCCGGCAGCCGTCGCCATCACGATGGTCGGCTTCTGGAGGCCGGTCAGAGACAGGGGCGCGCCCGGAAGGGCGCGCATGTCAACGGCCTTTACCTCGCCGCTCGGCAGCGTCGTAGCAAGGTCCGTACTCAAGCGGCTCTGATCGACCGGGACCGAGGAACTCATCCCGGGGTAACGGTCGAGGCGAACGCTCCGGTAGAAGTATCGAGTGTCGCCCGGGATATCGACGACACACAGGCCAGTCTTCGTTGCGACGCAGACGATACCGTTCAACGCCTTGACGTCGTTCATGTCGCCTTCGAGCGCGTGGAAGAAAGTCGTCGCCCACAACGTTGGCGCGCCGGTCGACGTGAGTTCTTCTGCGTCGAAGACGTTCAGCGAGTTTCCCGGGTCCCGAACGATCATTACTGCAATCGTTGGGAAGTCCCTGCGCGCGCTGCGAGAGGCCGTCACGGGCGCCGTGAAGGCGATCGTGTCCTGCATCTTCGCCCGCCACGCCCCGCCGTCGCTATCGAGGCGGG